TTTGAATACTTGATAAAGTCAATAATTATCCGTATATTTGATTGCTGACCAAAGCACAAAATATAACACACAAATTAAAGCAATAATAACCACAAAATCACTAAAAACATGTATATAATCAATTGCCTCTATCAATGTTTCCTATGCACATTATTATACTTATCCGAGGTGATTACAGTTTCTTATTTTAAGATTTTCTAATAGAAAATTAGGAAAACTCTTGGTAATTATCTTTTTTCTTATCACCTTTGTGATGTCAAACAATAAAGATAATTAGCCATGAAACCGAAAATGAACCTTTTAGAAAATTTACAACAGCAAACTGCTTCTTTCAAAGAAATGTATCTTCAAAAAACTGAAGACTGGGCTAAAGAACAAGCTAAAAGAAATATAACCCGCTGGAATTTCTTCCAGAAAAATGCAGGTAATAAAAAAGCTTTTTCTTCATTACAAAGTTACTACGATGAGGAAAAATGGTTTTACCGGGTGAAACCTTATGAACTTGATGAGAAAATGTACGCTGAACATGCACGTAAAGAAGCTGAGCAACATTTTGAAGATAGTCTTTGTAAACTGTGTGCTCGTATCCTTAAAAAGGATATGCGTATTGAAACCCTTATGATTGATGTTCGTCATGTTGATGTAAATCTTGAATGTGAAATCTGGGACGGTATTCAGCGGGTAACTGCATATACAATATTAGCTTGGGGTCCAATATACCGCCCACACTACCGCTACATCATCAAATAAAATTCAGGCCGGGTTTCCCGGCCCCTTTACTCATAGATAACGTAAAATTGTCGTTAACCTAATAATACACAATATGAATCCTTTGATTATTTCAGGCACATGTAAAGAATTATATAGTTGTGAAAAACTCTTAAAACGTTTCGGGTATATTCCTCGTGGTTGCTATCTGAAAAATTGTGACAATCATGAATCCGGTTTCATTTTCATAAATAAAGAAGGTGATTTTTCTTTTCATGAAACAAATCCCTACCCCGAGTATGAAAGAATAGTTACTGCCAGTGATTTCTTGAAAAATTACGGGTTATTAGGGGTTAGAAGCTGCTATAGCTTTCGAAGTCTGTATTTAGTTATTTCAGGTCTTTTATTCATGATGGGCTTTGAAGAAAGTACGCCATTAGGCTGTTGGATTCTAGTTGGTTTACTGGCTGTAAATATCCCTCTATTCTGGAAAGAAATACATGATTTTATCACTAAACTCAATTAAATATGGAAGATAAGGAATATTGGTTCCCCACCAAACAGGATTTTAAACGTGAACCTATAGGAGGATTCATGGCTACAAAGTTTTTTGATAATGGAATGGGTGCGGTAGTTCATAAACTTAATTATCCTAATTTATATTCTATTACCATACTGGAAGGAACCCCTGATTCATATCAGGTAATAAATGGTGAAAAAATTTCACCTCGTTTGGAATGTGGGATGGGATTTACCTATCATGAAGTTAAATCAATGTTAAGGAATATTCAGGATTATGTCAAAAAATGATAAAGAGTTCATGGATATATTGTGTCAGGATTTTGAAGAACTTTCAAAAGGTGAAATGCAGATACTCCGACACAGAACACGTTCTTTTTTCAATATAGAATCATCTGTAAAAATTACCCCGGCACAACTTTTAAATGCCTATCTAATATTTAACCGCAAGTACATTAAAACTTTTGACACGGTTACCATTATAACAAAGCCGTTAAAATGTGATTTTGGTCCTTTTGCAAACGGAATAAGATACAGGCATCCTAAATTATCAGTTGTAACTTTTGACGGCTTAAACGGTCTAAAAGAAGGGTCTTTTATCGTTTCTGAACCAATCACATTACCCGTGATAACAGAATTTATTATGGGAGAGAAAACTGAAATTATATGTATTGCACCCGATGGACATTTTTGCAGGTTAAAAGATGATGAATTTTTATTCTAATTTTTACTAACTTTGGTGTGATTTCGAAACGTGGTTCATTGTTTCAGTTTGTCAATTTGAAAGAAAGCGGGTGTATTGCCCGCTTTTTATGTTCATATAATCAATTTCCGTAATTTAGCCCGGTTATTATGCCGGGCTTTTTACTATGTGATAGAATAATCAATAGAAAAATCAGGGGCACTTCCTGTTGTACTTAATTCTACAGATACAAATCCACCAAATTGAATTGCTTTGGCCAGTTCTTTGTCTAAAGTATTTTTATCTTCATAACTAATATCGGTAATTGAAATGATACCACCCAATATTGTTGGAGTATATCGAGTTTCATACTTAGCACAATCTATTACCACAGGTGTAACCACCATTGCATTTAATATGGTAACTTTCATAAATTTAGATGAAATACTCCAGGTGGGTTGCGGCCTTACATCATCAACCCCCTCAACAGCCCATATTAGTGTCCCACCGATAGGCAATTCACTTCCTCTAAAATTGGCAGCAACTTGCCAGTTATTTCCTGTTTTTTGAACTGTATAATTCGATGCGTTAGCCCCAATAAAATAAAACATTAATCTCAAACTGAGACGCACCAACCCCACCTCCTGACTAACCTGTACTGTCTTAGAGATGGATGAACCGGAGACGAAAAAGGGATAGGCCGAAACCTATCCCAGTCAAAATAGAGTGGAAATAAACATGGTAATTATTCAACTTTTTCAATCTTGTATCCTTCAAACGGACAGTTATCGAAATCCCTAATATCGTCGGGTGAATCGGGGTCAACCATTTCACCTAAAATGGTAGTTATTCTACCATCGGGATGCAAAATACCAGGCAACCATTCTGCGTGCTTAGGGTCATCGAGTGAACATAAAGCCCAAATTCTTTTAGAATGAAGTTTGATTTGATATGGTTTTTTATCAACCAAAACTATTCCTGTACAATTAGTATCTTCACAGGTAGAACTGCCGAAAAACTTTTTTGCAAAACGAATAAAAGAACTATCAATTACCGGAGTGCCTGCCTGAATGATATTGAATTTCACCTTTATATTTTCTTTTTTATTCTCAAAAAAGGCTTCATAGGTGAATTCATACAGTTCATCTAAAATTTTGTTTTGTGATGCATTAACTGCCGAAAATTGAAAATCACCAGCCTTTGAAAGAGCTGAAACAACACCTGCTTCTATATTGTTGGAAGCACAAAAATCTACCCCAATACTGAAAATTTCATCTGAATTGGGTTTTTTACCCATTGAATTCACCGGAATTTTTACTGAGAAAAGATAAGGTGAATATAAATCGTGAAAAATGTAATTATAAATGACTTGCATAATTATTTATGGTATTAAATTGTAACTGTATAAATTATCTGATCACAAATAGAAACTTTACCCGGAATGAGTTTTTGAGTTTTTAGGTCTACAGCTCTAAACCCAACAGGTGTTGCATGATGTTCAGGAACATGTTTAAACCTATCGTAATAGAGCTCTAGTGCGTTCAAAATACTCACGGTTGACAGTTGGGCCATCTCAGCAGTTTTCATGTCCGAAAAGGAAGTTGAATAAAATTCTTCATTTCCTACTGTGATTTTGTAATGAATTTTGTGATCTATTTGGCTTAAATATGGTGCCGAAACACGTTTAATATCTGACAGCTTAACAGCTGTGTTTTTGCGGGTAATTACTTCTTTACCCCCCTGAATTTTTTTTGTTTCGTAATTAATGAAAATTAACATGGTGTGTTATCATTGATTTAGTTTGTAAATTAAAGATTGTTCACCTGTACATGCTAAATAGAGATCGTGACAGGTGAAACACAGTTCTCTATCATTTTTAAGATAAACAGTCACCGGATAAAAATCCATCTTTAATAGACAACGACAGGGTGGAATATTGAATTCCTCACGAGGCCGGGCTAAATTAAAGGCGCATTTAAAGCAGCCCATCTGAATTCCCGCGTAGCGTTCTTCTTCACAAACTTTATACATCACCCCCCTAACTTTAATTAGCTGATTAATGCATAATTTCAAATCAGTCATACGGGACTGTAATATAAACCGACCGCTTTTCCCCTGACGTTTCATATCTATTACATAATTTCGTAAATTGTGTGATCTATCATCTTAAAACATATGAAAGTCTGCGTCCTTGTAAAATACAACTGGCATACATCACATGTCAGAGGGTTGAACGGTTTTCCAGTGACAACGGTTTGTCTTTCTGGTGGTATTCTAATGAAAGCTTTTATAGGCTGATCATATTCACCATAATATATTGAAAGATCAGCCTTACGGTTAACATGCTTTTTAAAGAACAAATACCATGTATATACCTGAATAAATTTGTCTTCACCCAGTTTTGCATAATCAAACGCATTCACCCGTTTCAACCACCAACGGGTTATCCAACTGATTTTATATCTTTTTACTTTCATTTGAAATCAATTTTGCCCGTATATTTTCAACATCGTCACATTCAGAAGTGGTTGATTCAGGCGTTGAAACTATCGTTTTATAAACTTCGTATGCCTCTGGAAATTCTTTTTGCAATCTAGGAATATATTTTAATGTCTTGCTTAAAAGACATGTGATTTTATTTTTCATTTCCTGTTTTTCCAATGATGCTTGTAAAAATGAAACCACAAGCTTTTGGTTTTGTTCATTTTTTATGAAAGATTCAAAAACATCACTTGAAAAATTTTTCCATTCAATGATGGGTTTTTCAAGTTTGATAAAACTTTGTGATATACTTGAAATTTTAGGAAAAATTGGATGAATCAGATCATAAAAGTTCCTAAAATACAAAAAATACATTTTATTGAAAAATTCTGGATGTGAAAGAAATGATGCCCAAATATTTTCACCTACGAACGTTTGTACTGCCTCAGTTATTTTGTTACTGAATTCAGTATGTAAATGCTCAATAGTTTGATTGTAAACTTTATCGCTAATAGTTTGTGCGATTGTTTCAATCTGAATTATCGTTAAATATTTTACCGTCATGATTTTACTTCTTTTTAGTTGACATTTTAACTGTTTTACCTTTAGTCTGTGGTTTTTGTTCAGGTGCTTCCTGAATGGGTTTCATCCACAACTGCTGTACATAGGTGTATGCATTCGTAGAATGTTTTTGGTTCAGACTTATAGCCGATTTACTGGCTTCTTCTAAGGTCAGATTTTCGAGTTTGACTGACATTTCAGTTACCACGTCACACATAGGAAATTTAATTACCTTGTATTTGCATTCAGGTAATTCCATGTGAATAAATTCGTTTACATCCAGATAATCACAACCAAAATTTTCGGCTGTTTTCAGATCAGTATCACCATGATTACCCGGCAAACCTGACATGTCACCTATATACAAACATTCTTCTTTTAAAATTTCATTGCCAATTTGTTTTTCAAATTGTTTTTTCATTTCATTGAGCATACCTGTATTAGGTTTGCGGTTTGGATTTTCCTTATCGTTTGATATACAAAAATTGCCAGCAACTAAGGTGTTGAAACCAATAAATTCTTGCAAAGAAGCAATAACATAAATAAATTTGGGTTCAAAAAGCTGTTTTGGCACAATTCCTAATTCAATCCCACCTTGATTGGATGCAATAAGCACAGCTAAGGGATGAAGCTTTTTAAGCTGTTCAAAAACTTTCATTTTCAGTTCCATATCCCATATTCCTTTAGGAAAGGAAGCTTTTGAACTTGTTGTGATTAAAGTGTCATCAAGGTCGATGAATACAATTTTCTTTTTAGAAATGTCCATAATATTAATTGTTAAAGTTAAAATAATTCTATATCATCTATTGATTTAAAAGGAATGATTATTTGTAATTCATGTAAATTTCGGTGTATTATACTAGAGCATTTGTTATTACATTCAATCATATGAATAGCTTCTTCATAAGCTAAGGCATCTACAAATGTAACTTTCACCAGAGGTTCAGAACGTGCTATAAAGTGAACATTTTTCACGCCTGTTATTCGGTAAATGACATGAGAATGTGTTGTTTCAAGTTTACCTTTAAAGAAACCAGACACAGATATGGGCAACTTAAATATTAAGTTCATATTTACAGTGTTATTTTATGAGTTATCTCTCAAAATACAATCGTCGTGTGTTTTAATATTTGCGTTAACTTCGGATATGATTACTGATTTATTATAACCAGAACATTTCACTTTACTACCCCAAATTATACAGGTAGATTTTTCTCGGGCAATTACTTCAGATGAATGAAATGCAATGCAGCGGGAATAACCGTCCATTATAACCATAGATTGGTTATAACTCCATACAGATACATAATCTTCACTTTCAACACAGCTTGTATCAAAAGCATTAATTAAACTTTCGTCACTAGCGTGTACAATAGCATACCCACAGACTGTGCAAACAGCCCTATCTTCAACGCAATATTCACCACTATCAATAATTCCATACTGAATATTATTCAAATTACGGTTATGAAAGATATTCATTGCTTCAAATTCACCAGAATATTTATCTATAAATTCTCCGGTTAATATTGCATTAGATCTACATGTCAGGCCATAAAAACCAGTTTTGATTACTTCGGCCAACTGATCTAAAGTAGTGGCGTTTTCAATCTGAAGATATGTATTGTTGAAACTATCATACTTATCAATACGTTCAAGTAATTCCTTTTTTAAGTTTTCCATGACTTGCATCTTTTAAAATTCAACAAAAATAACTCTTTCACCTCCTATGTTAGTATCACTAACCCACATGTGTGAAGAACCAAAGCCGTAATCAAACCCATATTTTGAAATTATTTCAGAAATGTGTTTCATGTTGGCACGTAAATCATTTTCATTTTTTGATAAATTGATTACGTTTAAGATACATACAAATGCGTTGGATTTTTCAAGATTAGCAGTTAAGGCTACATTTTCAACTATTGCTTTCATGACTTCTGTTTTTTATTGTTTGACACCACAAATGTAGTACAAAATAGGATACGAACCAAGAAAAATCCTGAAAAAATCTTAAAAGCACCGTTGGAAAATTGTTGTGGAATACCAACGGTGCTTGAACAATATAGATATTATTGAACTTGTAATAAGTTTACGTTTTACTACTAAAAAGGTTTGATAATCCTGGCTTCTCTTGCAACAGGGTGACCATCTTCATCTTTTACAATTTCAAACTCCGGTTTTGGAAAGTATAGTGGAAGAATTAATTTCTCTGCAACTTCATCATTATACCACCCACCACGTTTACACCATTCAACGGGTACTTTGGGGTCTTCAAGAGGAAGACACAATTCTTTTGCAACTTCTTCAAGTTCTGATTTACAGTTTTCAACTGTTGGTTTTCTATCAAATTGTTTCATAGCAATATTTGTTATAGATGATACGTTTTCTTCTTTGATTACGGGATAAAGCCGGATACTTTTTATTGGAAATGTATTTTAAAAAAGCAAATGTAAAAAGTTTACGCTTCTTGCCTAAATAGTCGGTGTCCCACTCGTTATATACAGCTTCGGTTTCGAAACAAATATTTTTGTAAGCCATATTATATGGAGGTAATAATATTTCTATAATCCAGCATAATCCGTAAATAATGAAAGGTATTACTGGGGTAAATAATAACCACCACCATGATAAATTAGTGAATAAACACACGCTTACCATAATGGTAATGGAGGAAACCCAAATTTCTATCTGTTGATAGGAATGAATTTTTTCATGGTTGAAAAAATCATAGCCTAATTGTTTGGAACCCTTATACTCTTTACGAATCCAGAGTATAAAAATTGTCATCATCGCAATGAATCCCTTAAAAGGAATAACGGAATTGTAAATAATTTTCATTTCTTTTAGAGTTTAATTAGAAAAAGGTATATTATACCTGAGTTTAAAATCAGCTGGTAAATATTGAGAATACTTTTCAATAAATTCTTCCATATTCTCTGTGGCCATTTGATTTACATCAATGTATTTTGCATTTTCCCCTAATGCCTCTAATATTTTGGAGGCATGGGGAAGGTCTTTAAATGGTTTCATATTTTCAACGATTTAAATCTACTTTCGTAATCCACAAATAATCATCCGTTCCAAACTTGAAACTCTCCTTATGAACGGACGCAGTCCGTTCCAGGAGAACCTGTTCCGTCATCCCGTTAGGGAAATTGATTCCAAGATTCATTACTAATTTAGTAATATCCTGAGCGTCACTAACTTCATTAAACATACAATCACGTGTTTTGAGGCGCATTTCTCTGGCTAGAAATGCCCTGTATTCACCCATAACGTTCAGTATGAGAACGTTACAATTGCAGTTCATAACCAAGCCTTTGCAGGCACTTAGAAAATTTTCGGTGTTTTGATCAATCATAGCTTATAATTTAAAACAATTTCTTGTATTTCTTCACTGCTAGTAGGTCGCCATGAAATAATATTATGCTGAGCAAGAGTTTCCTCAGTAATAGGAAATCGAAGGCGTGTTTTACCAGTTGTAGAGGTGTAGCATTTTAATTTTTCATCCCTATAAAATAATATATCAGGGGTGTCAGCTTCTACAAAAATTTTATCGGTATAACCATATACTAAATCTCCCCAAACAGCTTCTAAACCTTCTGTTAAAGGTTTATCTTGAGGTGTATCAGTAGGTAACTTAGGGTTAATAAAATCTTCTTTATTAGAAGGGATAAAACTGTTGCTGAACCCGGCTGAACTAAACCCGGTATTATGTTCATCATGACTTTTTGATAGTTTTTCAATTTCAGCAAGAAGTTCTGTTTCACGAACGGCATAATCATTAATTTCACGTTCGAGTTCTCGTATTTTCTTTTCAAGAAAATATTCCTTTTGGCGTAAACGATCTATTTCAACGTTTAAAGCCACAATTTCTACTGTTGAGGATGCATTACTCATTATATTCAACTTTTTCTAAATGAAACATTGTGGGTTGTGGGGCTTCACTCAAACATTGCACCTTTGCACATCCTATGCTATTTTTATATAAATAACATTTTGCACAGCTCATGTTTGTGTCATAGACTTTATGTGCATAAAAAGAATCAGCTTTGGGCTGATCAATTTCCCATTCACCAAACTCATTTTTCTTTATCTTATCAAGATAAATTGTCAATACTTCTTCGTCATTAGCGGCGTTTATTGCCTTAGCAGATTCAGAGTTTATTCTATAAAACATACCGAAATTTTTTATCAGATTCGGGCGAAATTGTAGGATTACACCGATTACTCCAATCATCTTTCAAAAACTCACTCATCCAGTCTATAGTCAATTTATCATAGATTTTAAAAGTAACAGTATCAAAACCTTTACGTCCTCTACCTTTAGAGGGTTTTTCTGAGGTAAAACAATATTTAAATACTAGGCGTGAGTTATCATTAGCCAGCATTTCTTTTAATGCTGGTTTTAAAATATATCTTTCAAAATCTTGTGGGGTGTAACTAGGAGATTGTAATATAGACATCAATTTGTCTATTGAAAATTTAAAAATAATTTTCTTATAATTATCGCTTAAAATCAAATACAGTCTTTTAGTGTAAGGTGAATGTAATGATAACACAGATTTTTTATCAAATGTTGTGGGAATTAATTGTGTAGATACAGCTAGTAACCAACGCAATTGATGAAGCCCTACCCCAATTTTAATATTGGAATCACCATCTTTCCAAGTTACCGAAGAAATTAATGGGTGGCTAATATTCACCCAACCATCATTTTTGTCTAAAAACTGGTATCGGACTATAATTTTAGCCATTGTTTCTAATTCTTTGACAACTCTATATTTATGTTCGTAGTTGTCTATGTCATGATTATGGATTGAAATTTCAAATTCTTCATGTTCATTTAAAGGTATAAGATGTTTTATCTTTTTAGTTTCTGCTTGTATCCAATCGGTTCCGTCTTTAATATATTTTTGCATGGAATCTATTAACTGGATAAGGCAATTCATTTGAATGCCACTTACAGCAAATTTACCGTAGGTAACTAAACTAGATTGCTGTATTAAATCTTTTTCCATTTTATATTGAAAATCGACTGATCTAAGTAGTCTATAGCTTCGTCGATAAAATCGGCGGCATCTTGCAGATTGTTGGCGATTTCGTACATACTTTGCCCCTGATCACTGTCTTGTATATTTTCGGGTAAATTGTTATATTCTTCGTCTTCTTCTTCCTGTAAAATTTCTATTTCGTACTTTAATTCTCCTAATTTTGCCTTCACATATTCGATACGGTTTCGTCTTTGCTTATTCATTGTTTTAGTATAAATGTGGTTTTATAACGCTTAATCTCATGGTAAAGTTACTGAATAAAGACAAACTTTCAGGTTTTATTTTCATAGAGATTCTAAATCGTGTCCGTTACGGAGATGTTTAATACATTCCAATATATAATACCGGGTTGCTGTGATATACGCCTGTTCTATTCTTGAACGATTAAAAAACATTGTTTCTATTGATCCATTTTTGTACTCTTCACGAATACACCCATGACCATTACAATACCATATCTTTTTGATGTTAGCGGCAGCTTTGGCCCGTAAAATTCGTAATAATTCTGTTCTCATAATCGTGTTTCTATTATTTTTCGTAAACGGTTACTATAACCCTTCTTTTCAGCATATACGGTGTCTAAATAGGCAAGATATTCATCTGCGGTTTTCCCGCGGGCATATATACTTTGCCAGATTGCATAATCCATCAGGCATTCCTGCCAGGAATTAAAACGGGCATGGTAATATAGAGTACCAATGGCTAATGTCGGCCGTCTTGACGGAACTTTCATTCCGGTACAATTATGTCCGTTTCGAAATGAAAGACTGGTAAAATTACCACTTTCTTCAATACATTGTGCCATAACAATCCGTGGATGTTCAAGCCTCAGTAAAAAGATATAGGTGAAGACGCTGTCAGCGATTGTTGAAAGCGTATCTACCGGGCTTTCAAAAGACGCTGTTGGTGCTGATTCTACTTCCCGAGTACACCGGGTGCAGGAATTGAATACCAAATAAATCAGAACGTATACAAGAAGTATAACCATAATGTCTACTATTGCTTCCCCTATTGTGAGGGGTCTACCACCGATTTTTGTATTCAAAATTTTTCTGATAAACCCTTCCTTTTCAGGTGGAGTTCCGCCGGGGTATATTGTTTCTTCCTGTAGCATTTTTATCTTAGTTTAAGTTCAACTTCTTCAAAATATGCATGACCCCTACCACTCCATAAGATATTTTTAAAAGGTTGTTCAAGATCAAATATGTGACTTCCGAAAGAAATATCGTTTACTACTTCTTTAAAATTCATCACATCCTGATAATTGAATGGATTAGAAATTCGTCGTATAGATGCCACTACATCCGATTTGAAACATTTTGTGTGATAATCACTGTATTTTGGTTTATAGTAAGTCTTTTCTAAAAAAGGTATGCGTATAATCTGAATATTAATTCCAGCCACATAATTTGTATACCCTAAAACTGTCAAGGAATCACTGTTTATGAACGGAGAATTACGGTAGGGGGTGGTAACTGATTGGCAAAATTGGTTTTCTTTAACCCTCATCTGAATAATACCGCCGTCTTTAAACCATATCTGCAAATAAACTGAATCTACAATTGAAATTTGTTTAATCTGCTGACGTTCGAATGGGTTTACGATTTTCGGACTATAATTATATGGAATTAACCCGAATGGAAATGTTGAAAAATACCCTAATTCATAGGGGGAGATTCCAACTTTAGGAAGAGATTCATTTACAATGATTGCATTTGATTGTGTGTAACCTACGATGCCACACAACACCATCATAATTGATAATACTAGATTTTTCATGGCTTTTCTATTTTTAGGTATTCAACAAGTTCATTCTTTAAATGGGTTAGTTCTTCGACGGTTAAATTACTCAAAGTTGACCACTTTTTACCTTTACGTGAAATTAATACGGTCACATCGTTTAAATCGCCATCATTCTGTATGAATTCAACATTAAAACCCTGCGGAGTAACATTATTGTCTTGCTCTTCCACAAGCTCATAATACGAATGGTAGTCTTTGGTGTATTCGCGGCCAAACGCTCGGATTCTCTTTTTGCAAACCACATGAATAACCGTATTTGAAGTAAATGTTTGTCTTGAAGTATACGTTTTAACATCGACAACATCACTAAACGTAGTTTTTAGATGCCGTATTCTTGCCAATGCCATCGAGTAATTATCTACTTTACCCTCCATAGCAACTCTATTATGGCATAGTGGGTGGAGTTTGTAAATTGTTATCATAATGCTCTGTCAAAAATTTCAATTAATTCTTCTGGATCAATATTGGGAGGAAAAACGTCCATACCCGGTAATACATCTTTCGTGAAAGTTATTTCATAATCTTCATCTATTACCAGGAATTGGTTTGCCTGTACAGACCATCTTACTATATGCATAGGAATCCATGTTACTCCCAGCTCAGTATTAATAATCCGAAAGGCTTTCATGGTGGTGTGGGTAATAGCTGCGGTACGCATTCGGCCCTCATACATAAAACGCACCATTGCACTACAGTGCATCGTACAGCGTATTCGCCCCGGTTTAATGTCTATTGGTTCGTTTACGTAACGAACACTGGCTGGGTCGGTAAATTGTCCCACCACCTGGACTTCCCCCGTCTCTGAGACCTTAACAGAGGCTATTGATACAGTGTGACACGAACCGTCCTCGCTTTCTATGTGAAAAGATGTGCCTGTTTTGAACTTTTTCATGATGTACTGATTTTAGTAAACATCGAAATATATTCTGACGTTAGTTGAGTAGCCATTTTTTCACCAGGCACTCAGGCTGCGTCTTTGTTACACCCTACATTTGATTCTTCTTCTGTTAAGTCGATTAAAACCTTTTCCATTATTTCTATGAATTAAAGGGTGAATTTAAATGAATTAATTTGGGTAGATGTCAGAGATTCCGGAATCTCTTTTAATATTATCCACTTTCCATTTTGCCCCTTATCAATATACCCCTCGTATTGTAATTTACTCGTCACAGAATCCACTATACACGTAGTTTTACGAGCCTTTTCCCACTTTTCGGGTTCTAATACATACTGAATCATCTGATACCGAGTTACTTCTTTTCCAGCGTTTTTCTTAAAGAAACTTTTAATTTTGTTGAGATAAGTTTGTGATTTCATGACGTATATTATTTACTGTTTGACAATACAAATGTAGTGGAAAATTTTGAATCAACAAAGAAAATCCGAATAAATTTCAGGAATTTTCTAATTTTTCTTCATTCTTTGCATTGAAACAATTGCACCCGGTAGCATTTCAATGCTATGTTTTTTAAAGTCTACCGACGCCAATAATTGACACGAACACCTACCAATAAAATTGGGAAATATACTGCTATCTTTTGCTAATGTCATTTTAACCATTTCTCCATCGCATTCAGTAACCTGTCCTCTAAAATTAGAGGAGTACTGTTCAAACTTTACAGTAAACCCAATTATATGTTGCATTATATATTTAAGTTCTTCGGGGGTGACTGAAACACCACCCGAATTCCATCCTGATTCTATATTGTTTTCTTTCATAACCGTACTTATTTGGTAGATTCAGCTGTTTTCAGCGGGCAATTATGATATTTACAAAAGGTGCCCGGGTTACGCCCGCATTCAATGTATGTAATATTGTTGTCTTTAACGGGTACTTTATCGGTGCATTTACTCTCAATCTTTTCCATCCAGGAAACAATTGGTGATTTCTTTTGTCTATAGTTCATAATACAAGAATTTAAAGGTAATTAAACATAGGGGTCAATATGCTCCTGAACCCACTTTTCATCCTCAAACTTTCGTTTAAATAAGCTACTTTATCATCGAATTCCTTTTCGGAATCAGCTTCAAATATTTGACTGGCTGGACATGGGGTATTACTGTAGCATTGCAATTGATCAAAACTATTATCAAAGCACCGGACACGTGCAATATTAGACGGATATCTTGGAATATTAGGATCGTTTGCTACTTCGTCCGGAAATACTTCCCATTTTGAATAAGCTAAATAAACTCCATAATACCTGCTCATAACGGCTGCTTTTTAGTGGTTAATCTTCGTGTTTCTACCTTTACAGAACCCGGCTCTATATCTTCATAGTGCTTTTCAAGCCTTTCAATGATTTCCGTAAGTTTGAAGTTTCTTTTCACCTGAACCCGGGCATGAATTGTACGTACTTTTACGTTGTGGCCAATCTTACGGCCACGGAACATAACTCTGACTGATCTGATCATAATCGTATTATTTAGTGGAACATAAATTAAGCAAGAGAAATATTGGTAGTTTTAGGTTCTAAATAGCCATTTAAACCCAGAGCTTTATTTGCTCTGGCTATTTTACGTTTTAGTGAAGCAATACGCAACCGAATTTCTTTAGACGGGTTTTCAATAGTTTCCTTTTCGGCTAATTCTGCGCTATATCTTTCAAGACGCTCCTGGGCATTACCCCGCTTCTTAGGTTTAGCAACAGCTTCCACTGCGGGTGCTTCCTCAGGTTCCTCTTCCTCCTGAACGGGTTCTTCGATGTTATTTATAGCTGCTAAATATTGATTAGCAATGCCCCTATAACTATCTATTAAGGCTCTTTTAGAAAGTTTTTCGGCATCATCGGGCAAACTTACCTTCAACCCTATTTTAACGCAGTTAAGAACTAACTCTTCAAAACTGGCAATTAAGTTTGGACGGTTAACGTATTTATATGCTGCTTCTGGGTTGTTTACAATATTCAACATAACTGCATTGTTAGCAAATTCTGAATTGTTGGATGAAGTTTTCATATTTTTGTTATTTAATAGTTATACCCTCTAATTACAAATACAATATTTTCCCCGCTTCTGTGCTCATGGGCACATACCATACGTTCATTAATGTATTCTTCAAAATAATCATATATGCCCCAATCTCCGTGCCGACTGTTCATTACATCATCAATAATTTTATCTTTCACTTCCTCTACTGAATCTCCACAATAATCGGGTTCTTGCTTTACCTCATACATTTCTTCGTATGGGTAAAGATTCGTTACTAGATAAGCTTTAAACGTTTTGTTAGATGCATTATTTTCCATGATTCAATGTTTTGTTGTTTTGACATTACAAATGTAGTACATTCTAAGATGACGGCCAAGAAAATTCCAAATTATTTCTAAGAATTTTGCCAAGATTCTTTACAGGCAGCATCCATAACATATTCCATATTTTGATAATCAGGACATTCTTGAATAGCCCTACCCGTTACATCAACATAAAGTGTCCCGTCCTCATCACATTCAACGATGAACCAACCATCATTATACATAACATAACCATCTTCGTAGATAGTTTGAATAAGTGTGCGACCGTCTTTCATTGTAGAGGAAGCCAATTCATAGGGATTTGTGATTGTGCCCTGCTCAGCTTGATTTATCCGAGCCATAGCCACAAGACACACTTTTGCCAGTTCTCTTCTTGTTTTGATATTATCCACCCATCGGTGGGTTCCTACTGGTTTACTAAAATCTAAGTTTTTATAATATCTTGCGCCTTGCATAACCTTCATTCTTATTGTTTGACAATACAAAGGTGCAAAGAATTCTTGAAAGTTCAAAGAAATTTCCTATTTTTCTTAGAAAATAATAGCCCGGCTTTTTAGTGCCGGGCTACAACTTAAAAATCAGAAAAATTTAGGTATTAAATAAGCACACAGACAAAACTATCTGAGTAAGTTATATCAGAATCCGTTGGTACAGCACATGTAATGAAAATGGGTTGAGCATCACTCCAAATTTTGGTAAATTCTACTTTTGTATACATATTATTTGTACTTCCATCGGTAAAACTTACACGCCACCCCAAACTAGCTAATTTAGTCGTGATTTGAGATTTTCCAGCAAACCCATTGTTTTCTGAATCTAAATTTTGTATTTCAACATCATTGATGTATGAATAAAATTGTGCATTATTTGGTTTATTTATGGTAATAGAAGACTGATATTCAATTTCCCGCACCAGGATAATACTTCCATTTGTTTCAGTTTGGGTTGCGTCTTCTTTCCATGGGTAAGTGGTACCGCTATCATAATCGTATGTGCAAATTTTTTGGCCCCAGTCTATAACAAAATTTGCAATACCACACTCTAATAATACGGCTTTATCAATGTCTAATTGATAATAGGTGTCTTGCACCGTTCCATTTGTAATGGTGAAAATATTTGGAAACAAAAAATTTTCAGGGCTTGGCCAGAATTTAACTTCATTTGCCCATCCACTTAACATGTCTCCTGTTTGGCTTATATTAACCGTTTTAGTAATTCCACCTCCTGTGATGTTAATAGTGGTGGTTCTATTACCTCCGGCATTGGCAGCTGCGGTTACATTAACGGTGGTACCTCCAGCCCCCCCCCGAATCTGGAGTGGCTGTAATAAAATCTTTTTGCATGATTGAATAACTGTTTTTATAGTTTTCTCAGACTAGCCTGATTGATACTTTATACTTTAAAGTGATGGATAAAGTTATATAACGAAAAAGAGGTGGCTGTTACACCACCTCACGTGTCAAAACAATAAAAACACTTCTCACGGAAAAGAGACCTCAATTAGATTTGAGGCAGAAGTTTCTTTATAAGAAGATCATAACGATCATAAATAGCATGCGCATGTTTCTCAACCACCCGGCATTTATCAGCAAAATATGAATCTTTACCAGCAATTTCAACTGATACTAATACGCCAAAAGGCGTTGCAGGGTTATAAAGTCTTAAATAAACTCCACTATCATCTATATACCCGGCTTCGGTACCGTTTATCACTATAGTAGCATAGTTACGGCGTTTAATTTCAAGACCCTCTTTTATCTTTACTTTTATAAGTTCAAGTTCCATTTTGTATTATTTTGTTAGACACTGCAAATATAGTATATCCTCCATAAAGCACCAAGACTTTAGTCATGAAAATTACAATTTAAAACTCTTCTGTTTGCACAAAATTACAATTTATAAGTAAAACTACATTTTTACTTATACAGTGTAAGTAATACACCGCTAAAAAAGTTATAAATTATAAGTTCAACCAAAATTCACCCGATAAAATTATCTTCAAATTCACGTAACTTCCCTACCTTTTCCAACATAACGATTTTTAACAGATTTAACACTTTATGGAAAGTACAAAACCGTGGATAAAAATTTTCCGGGAGTTGCCTAAAACGATATTACCATTTTCTCAAAAAGTCTTAATGCTAACTTAGAAAAGGTATGGAAGTTACGTTAAGACTTTAACTTTCTTTAACTAGTGTTAAAGTCTAGGTGTCATTTCGTCCACGAATTTTAGTCCATAAATACCCCATGAACGGATGAATTTTTTAAAGACATATTTGTCCACGGGCACGTCTAAAGTGACCGTAATCAATTCAATCTTTTCCGGATAAACTGTGTACTTTTCAAGTAGGTGAAGCTCATCAAGTCTTTGCACATAATTCATGTTTTTTTCGGAATTCGGACAGACTAATATCAGTCTTTTACGCCGCTTTCTTATTCTTACTCGTCTATACATACTGTTTTACTTTTGTGTAATTACTGGGTAGATGCTGCCGGGAAATTGACCGGGGGAAGGCTTACCTTCCGAATATAGAGGAAACCGCGCCCTCTAAATACCCTATACCAAAATCTAAATTACCCCATAACCCCATACCAAACACCCACACCCCTCCAATACCCCATATATACCTCATGCTCTATATATCTTTATCAATGGCCTCCCTATACCTAATGTCACCCTGATATTTTATCAGAGAGGCTGAACAGGGAATCCATTCTGGACGCTCTAATTTCACTATCACCCATTTTCTATTCTTACATCTATTTCATTTACAATATAATTCCAGGAACAAACTTTTCAAATCTTACCCTATAAAACAGGGCCAGAACTGACCACTTATCCTCGTCATATTCTGACCCCTTACTCCACCGACACTCATCGTCAACCACATACGCTACCCCTACATAATTTCCTATCGATAGCTATTTTAAAGGTGAATATCTCCTTTAATATGTCCACTCCGAATCAGTATATCAAATATACCTGCAATACGTTCTATGGCCGGAATTCTATAGTTCAACACCTTTATGATTCTACGAATCAATTCTTCATTATTTTGGACATGCTGGTTAACAACCTGCAAACTCAGCTCTAACTTCTTTATTCTTTCCCTTAGCAGGGCTTCGGTAGTTTCTTTCGTATTCTCACTCATTTTACTCTGACTATTTTATAGAAACATTCAAAATAAAGGTCCTCTACTGGTATATTCATAACCTCCATGTGAGGGTTACAGGCAATAAGCTGCCTCATTGTTCTTTTATCAACTTCACAGAATGCACCCCATTCACCCGAAGTTTCTTTTGAACGGTTCAAATATGCCTTCTCACTCTTACAAATAAAATACACACTGTACTCTCTTTCACCCTCTTTTAAGGTAATATTAGGGTATTTCTCTAGGGTTTTTATTGCTTCATAAAGACGCCGCTTCAACTTTTTTCTTAGAAGGGTTGAATGAATCAAACCCACTAGTACCATAATGAGCATTAATAACGCTACGATAAAAATAATTCTGTTTACAATTTCGGCATTCATAATTTCTATTATTTAATTGGTTTATAATAATCATTTGTTAAATAGGTAATAATGAGGGTCTTCTCTTCCAGGCTGAAATATTTGTAATATTTCCTCTTTATCTATAATTTCAAGATATTGTTTAATTTTCTTTTTAATATCACTAGGGGTCCGGCTAGCTGAATTATTCACCAATGCACAGTAAACTGTATCATTCATTTTATAATATATCCAAACATCATACCATAGACGACCATTGTCTAAACAATTAGGAAATTCATGAACCTCAAACTTTAAAAAGTCTTCTTTTCTTAACCTAAGAAAATATTTATCCATAATTATTCTTCTTTGTTGTTTTTCAATATTTCCTGAAAAAGTTCCTTAGCCCTATGTAAAGTTCCTTTTACTGTACCTACTGGTACCTGTAATTCATCAGCAATCTCTTCATAAGTAAGGCCGTCTAAATATTTCAGTTCGAGCATACGACGGTGCCACCGGGGTAATTCTTCAATCATTCTTTTTACAAAATCCACATATTGAACATTCATAACCCCCTCAAGAGGGGTATCGGCTTCATCTTTTAACTGAAATACAAACTTTGCATCATCGTCATCCTCATCGGTATCTATTCTTACAAACGAATGCCTTTTACGGGCACGATTATAATCTATAGCCATATTCAGCCCAATTCGAATGAGCCACGTGCTGAAAGCATATTCAGGAGTATAATTGTGCAAAGAATTGAACGCTTTTTCAAAAGTCTCCATACATAAATCAGCCGTTGCATCCTCATCCCTCAGGTATTTATTTAATTGGTAATGTAGTATTTTGTAATACTTTTCAAATAGCTGCTTATATGCCTTTTGATCCCCGCACAGAGCATTTTGAATTAGAAAAAACTCTGTCTTTTTCTTTTGTTTAATGCTCATCTTCTTTAAACGTATTTACCCAATACACAACTTTAATTTGACCGGAATCCAATTGGTCAATCCGAGTTTTTATATAGTTGTTCTTTATTAAGAAGTTTGCTAGTTTAAGAGCAACTGTCTGAGTATCCGTCGCTTTTTCCATAAACCTTTCGTCTTCCATTAATTTTACCATTAAGTAATCAACAATATACTTTTTAGGTGCATCTTTTTCATTTTTTAAATTAGGAGCTGCTTCACTCATAAACAACAGATCACCCAGCATATCTTTTTATAAATTAAAAATAGGTTCATGAATGGTGAAAGAACTAAACTTAGAAGTAATTCCAGCATTATCCCTATGAGCAGAATCTTGTATTACCTTTTCAAGTAAATGATTTATTCCCCTACGAAATTTCCAGTAATCCATAACAACTGATTCACAACTCTTACGGCAAATTTCATCATAAGCCTCGCTTGATTTAATCAGGCGAAAAGCTAATTTAATTCTCTCTTTTAATTTCATACCTTTAGTTTTCTTTAGTGTTTTCAATTTGTTTGTGAAAAGTTTTATCTGAACAGATATTCGTTAACGCCATAATAGCATACAAATCCTGTAAAGTATCTTTTTTCTTTTTAGAAGCTCTATATTCATCCCTGATTTCATTAGCATACAATGAATGTTTTTCAATATAAGCTTTTTCAAAAAGCTCACGCATTCTTTTCCGCTCAACTAAATAATTTTGGCGATGCCATTCCCATAGCTGACTAAATTCAATATATTCTGACGGGGTAAAATCACACCCGATGAAATGATCATTCACACCTTTCTTTTTGTAATAATGCAAATCATTTTCATACCGTTCGGTTGCATCGAACATGAAAACATACACCTGCATAAACAATTTTAAAACAGAATTTCTCACACGAAACATATATTCTTTCTTCTGTTCCTCATTCAGTTCCTCAGGCGTAACTCCGTATTTAGCACAAAGTGTTTCAAGTAAACGCTGGGCCGCTTCTTTTTCACCACCTATGCCACTTTCTGCAAGGGCTTTTACTTTCTTTATTTTTAGCAAAATTTCCTGAGGGGTTTCATTTTGAAAAACTGATGATTTCATGATAAAATGTTTTTTAAGTTGTTTTGTATTGTTATTTTGACAATACAAAGGTGTAAAGAATTTTGGAATTAACCAAGAATTATCCGAAAATTCTAATATTTTTCTAAATAATCTACAGGCACAACCATGCTTCTAAGATCACCTTCGGTGAAATATACACGTATTGTTTGTGTTTGGCAACAAAACGTTGAACTAACAGCAATTCCTATTTTACCATGAAGTTTGTGTAAAATTTGATTGGTGCTGGGCTGATCAATTTTAACCCGAACGGCTTTTTCTCTAGTGAAGATTTTACTATTCATAACCAAATACTTTATTAGCAATATTTTGCATCATCTGTTGAAATTTATTACCACGATATTTTACACCCCTCTGATAAACTTCCGCACATAACATAATTTCTGGTTTACAACCACGATCATGAAATTTACGTACTTTGTAAATCTTACAGAAAACTGTATGCTCCACGTTATCAGCCAAAACTTTATCTCTTTCAATTATCATTATAAAAGGATAAAGGGGGTCAGTAATATCTTTGTCGATCCGAATTCTCATTCGGTACCCTCTTACTATTTCACTATTCCACCCGGCCACTCTACCATTCAACTGTTCATCATGTAAGGGTATTAAATTGTACTGTGTCTTTTTATATTGAATAACTAAATTTTTCATACTAATCTGCTTTTTAACAATGAATAAAGGCTCTGAATCTAATAAAGAAAAATCAATACCTTCAACGGGTCTCTTGACTGAAATTACATCATATTCAGTCCATGAAACATGAACAAACTTTGCCCTAAAAGGCCCATAGGGATGAGAATAATTATCGTTATAATAATTCTCAAGCTTCACCCGAAGTTCTTCTTTGGTTTCAGCTTCTAAAAGTGGGGTTTCACAAATATTCCCTGACTGATACACATGATAGGCTTTACACATAAAGTTTTCCATTTTTCTAGTGTTTTATTGTTTGACAATGCAAATGTGATACAAAATTCAGAAATAACCAAGAAAAATCCTGAAAATCTTAAATACTTCTAAACCATTAACGTTACATACTACGTATATAGAATCGTAATCAAAAAGCTTTTTATTATGATTAAAACAGGTTTAACTGCTGATGAAATTAAACTCAGCACTGATCATCTAAATGGTCTATTAGCGGATCATTTTACACTTATGTTAAAAACGTGGCAATTCCACTGGAACGTTGTAGGCGATTCTTTTGGTTCCTACCATGAATCTATGCTCAAACTTTATGAAGCCGAAATTGAGCGCGTAGATGACGTTGCTGAACGAATCCGGGCTTTAGGGGAACGTCCGTTAGGAAGTATGAAGGCTATGCTGTCCCACAATCACATTCAAGAATTTAGCATGGATGAAGCCGTTCCACAAGCCTTAACTATGTGGGGTTATATTCGTGATGACTGGGACAAAACTATCCGTCATATTCGTGAAATTCATGAAGAAATTTCTCCTAAAGACTTAGCTACCCTCAATTTTTTAGAGGACATGATTGAAAGTATGGAGAAAGAAGCGTGGATGATTCGTTCTTATAACACCACACCGGATGGTAATTAAAAAGAGGGGTGAATAACCCCTCTTAAAACTATAATCAGAAATTAATTCTTTCATTATTCGCGACACGCAAGTTCTATATTTAAAACTCCCGTGAATCCTTGAAATTGTAATTCAATTGTTTGATAATCACCGTCAGAAGCGTCATTGGAACCAAATCCGATTGTTTTACCTCCTGAGGTAAATCCAATAGGAGCAAAGTCACCATAATCGTCGGTAATTTTAGCAGAAGTGATAACTCTATCAAAGGTTAAACTTCCACTTATTATACCTTCACCCGGTGCAATATCCATAGTAATACTACCCGGTACGGGTATTTTATCCCCAACGGCTGATCCAGGGTGATACCATTTGTTTCCCCCGGTAAAACCTGTTACAGTAACTTGCTGTCCTGCTGCCTGACTGATAGAAACTTGTTTTGAAACTCCACCACCTGATACAGTAATGGTTGTGTTGCGAGCTGCCCCACTATTTGGGGAGGCTTTAACGTTTACCGTTGTACCTCCAGCCCCCCCCTGTGTCGGGGGT